CATCGGTCGGCCCACGTAAGACGGGCGCCTATCGACACCCCGAAAAGGGCGGTTGGTTCGCCGGATTCATTTCTTTCGGTTGGCTACGATTCCGTGATGGATCAAAGTACAACGGTCAGAACTTTGGTTGGGCGGCAAATGCCATCCGTATTGGTGAACGTTTCGCAACACCACGCATCAAGATGGTCTTCGGTCAATATTTAGGTGCTGAAATCAAAAAGCTTGGTTTCGGTCAAAAAATGGGAATGCGATGATTGGAAAGGTGATCAAAAACAAGTTTGACAACACATCGGCATTGAACAACGTGTTTGGTGGTCGTGTATACCCCGTCATCGGGGCGCAAGGTGGCGCAACGCCTTTTGTGGTGTACGACACGACAAGCATCCGCACGAAAGGTTCAAAAGATTCCGATTCACATATTGATATCGTAAACGTTTCAATCACAATGGTTGGGAAAGGTTACGGCACACTACAAACGGCGGTGGACAATGTACGTTCAACGTTCGTGCGTATGGAAGAAACAATTTCGGGCGTTAATGTCCAATCGTGTTCGTTCGACACCCAATCCGAGGTGTTTAACGTAGATGAGGAAACATATGGCGTTGAAGTTGATTTAAGTTTTCGAATTATTAAAAATTAAAAAAGGATAAAAATGGCGGCAAGTACATCCGTAATGAATTCAACCGATGTTGTGATCCAGGTATCGTCTGATGACGTGACCTACGAAATCATCGGTAAAATGACATCAGCGTCGTTGGCAGTATCAATGGCAACGCGTGACACCAGCACGAAAGATTCAAGTGGCTGGATGGAAGTTTTAGAGGGACAAAAGTCTTGGACTTTGTCGGGCGAAGGTTTGGTCGTATACTCAAATAGCGGCAAGGCAACACCGGACGATATCTACACTTTCGTTTCTAACCGTTCAAAGGTATACGTGAAGTTTGGTTCAACAACTACCGACGAATACGCATACAGCGGACAAGGGTATTTCACGGAATTCAGCAACGATGCTGGTTTCGAAGACAACGCAACGTTCTCGTTCTCGTTCCAAGGAACAAGCACATTGACACAAGCGGCGGTAGCATAACAATGACGGGCCGTCCATTGGGCGGCCCTTTTAACAACACAACACAATGACAAAACAAATTAAGGTAAACGACAAACAATATCCGGTAAAATACGGATTCAACGCATTGCGATTGTTCAGCAACCAAACGGGCATCGGCTTGGATGAGTTGGCACAATTGCAAGATTCAATGTCTATTGATTACGCCATCGCATTGATTTGGGCGGGATTGAAAGACGGGGCACGTGTAGAAAAAATCGACTTTGATATGACGATGGACGACGTGGCTGATTTGTTGGATGAAGACCAATCGATCATCGAACAATGCGTTGCGTATTTTGTGGAGTCGTTTGTGAAGCCAGGGGACACCGAAAAAAAGTAACAGCCCAACACGAAGCGGAATCATTCACTTGGGATGATTTGGAATCCATCGGGTTGGGCGAAATGGGATTGACGATTGGCGAATTGTACGATATGACGCCAAGGCAGTTCCAAAACAAACGGCAAGGTTTCCAACGCATCATCGAACACGAGATGCAGACGAAATGGGAAACAACGCGATGGTTGGCGGCGGTAACGATTGCCCCGCACACCAAACGAAAATTGAAGCCGCGCGATCTGATTGCGTTCCCTTGGGAGAACAAAAAGAAAGTGCATCGGGCGGCATCATTTGAAGAAGTGAAACAAGCAATTAAACAAGTGTTCGGCGATGGCGAAACCACAAATTGATTTAAAGTTCGGGGCGGATCTCAAAGATTTCCGCAAGGGCATTTCCAACATTGACCGTTCGTTGAAGAACCTTTCGGGTGGTTTTACGGCGTTAGGCGCGACCATAGGAGCGTCGTTTGCCGTTGATGCTATCCGTCAGTTCGTTTCGGAATCGGTTCAATTGGGTGCAACAATGGAAGGTGTTCGAGGAGCATTCGAACGATTTGCAGAACCCGGAACATTGGACAACCTACGCGATGCCGTTGCGGGCACGGTCGATGATTTGAAGTTGATGCAGATGGCCGTTCGTGCGAAGAATTTCAAAATCCCGATGGACGTTTTAGCCAAGGGGTTAAGGTTCGCGCAACAACGCGCCGTTGAAACGGGTGAATCGGTTGATTATTTGGTTGAGTCGTTTGTTATTGGTTTGGGTCGTGAATCGGTCAAGATTCTTGACAACCTTGGAATTTCAACATTAGAGATTCAGCGCAAGACCAAAGAGATGGGCGATATGACCACGGCGGTCGGTGCCATTATGGATGAGGAATTTTCCAAGGCTGGCGATCGTGTTGTCACTACATCGATGAAAATAGACCAGCAACGCGCGGCGGTTGCTAACCTAAAAACGGAAATCGGTGAACGATTGGCGCCAGCTTATATGTCTATTGTACAAGGCGGGTTGGAATTCGTTAACGCTATCACAAACACCTTTGATTATTTTGTTGAGGGTTATACCGAAATGTTCCGTGCGATTGGTCTTTTGAAAAAAGAGCAAGACCGATTCGGTGATTCGATTTCAGAAACCGGTAAAAAGAGAATTCAAAGCGAAGAAAAGTCTTTGTTTAAGTTGAATGCAATGTTGAGTTCATTGCGTGACGCTAATCTTGAGGAAGACAAACGCGCGATTCTAATCAAAAAGATAAATACCGAATACGGCACGTATCTTCCAAATTTATTAGATGAAAAAACATCTTTAGAAGATATACGTGATATTTCACGTGAAATCAACAAATCGGCTCGCGAACGCATCAACGCAATTATCCTTGAAGAAAAGATTGCAGAAGCCACGAAAAAAGGTGTTGAAGCGCAAAAAGAACTAAACGAGCTTGCTGTTGAAGAATCATTGATGCGTGCCAAGGGTGGCGTGTACGCGATGACCAGCAAGGAGATAAAAGAACTTGCATCAAGCGGTAAAAATTTAGGACACGAATTCCATTCAGCCTCATCGGAGGTGATAACGATGGAAAAAAGAATCAAGGCGGCGCGCTTTGAATTGGTGAAATCCGAAATGAGGATCGAAAGTTATATGCAAAAACTTTCGGACTTGGGAATTGTAGCCGAAGAAACGGGCGAAAAAACGGGTGATCAAACCGAAGAGATTGGTGACTACACATTCGCTGTGGAAGATGCGGCGGAAGCGACCAAGGAGTTCACCGATGAATTCGAACGGTTGAATTTCGCCTTGGATTCATTAAGCGTTCCAACCGGCCCGATTGAGAACATCGAAGAAGAACTTGAAGACGCGTCCGAAGTGCTTGAGGATTTCCAAGGCAACCTGGATCGTTTGTACGACAAGCGCCAAAAGTTGCAAGAGGGATTCACGCAAATGGGGTTGATTCTAAAATCTACTTTCCAAGATGCATTCCGACCATTGGAGGAAGGTGAAACACGAATGGAAGCGTTCACCGATGCGTTCAGTCGTATGCTCAAGCAAATGATTGTTGACCTACTGGCAACGGCGGCCGCGGCGGCATTGGTTGCCGTTGCAATGACGATTGCCTTTGGTGGTGTTGGCGCGGCGGGTGCCAGTATCTTTGGCGCTGGTTTTGAAGGCGGATTCGGCGCATTGTTTGGAAAGACGTTCCAAGGAATGGGCGGCCTTGGATTCGGCGGCGGATTTGGAAACAACAGCAACGGCGGTATGAACATTATGAGTATCATTCGCGGTCAAGATTTATTGTTAGTACAAGAACGCGCCGGGCGCAATCGTAATCGTTCAACGGGAATAGGTGGATAATGGCAGAAGTAAAATACTTTGGTGAGTTCCGTTCATTACACGGGCATTTTTATTTGATTGAGATTTGGGACGAAGATTACACGGGTAGCGACCCAATACAATTCAACGTCACGGGTAACGGTTTCGAACTGAACTATTCGGGGCAGACCGACAACATTTATTCCCCAATCATCGGGTCGTCGGCATCGTTCGGGATGTACGTGGAAAATGACGACCACACGGCGTTCGTGGATTCCCTAAAGTTGTATCAAGAAAATAGGTACTTCATCAAGATTTGGAAGGGTACGTATAGCGGACAAAATGCCGACCAATGGTACAACACCACCAAGGTATCAAGCGACGGACTGGTGATGTCGTTCACCGATTTCGAAGAAGAAGAAGTATACTTGGATTTCAAGTGGGGCGGATACATCACCCAAGACATCGTTGAAATCGAAGATGCGTCACAACCCTACGTTCTAAAGATCCAGGCGACCGACGGAATCAACAAGCTTAAGAATTCAGAAGGCGGAACGGGATTCACGCCGTTGAGCAACGTGTTTGCCAACGCCGTATTCTACGCCTACACCTACAACATCTTCCCAACGGAATGGCCGATGTTGAAGATGGTGTCCAACTGGTGGTCACAACAACACACGTTTGATTCGGGGGAAAACCCATTGGAAACAACCGTCGTTGATCTGAACGCATTCCACAATTACGATTCCGACGGGACAATACGCAAGACGTCGTACTACGACATCTTAACCAACATATGTCGCGCCTTTGGTATTCGTTTCTATTTTGCCGACGGATCGTTCCGTGCCGAACAAATCTTTGAGCGTGACAACGACAACATTCGCGAGTTCGCGTACAAGCGCAATGGAAACCTTATCGGTAACGAAGTCGTTACGCGCGACAAGACGATTGACCAAACGTCGAACGCGGCGCGATTGGCGGGCAACATCTACAACTTTTTGCCAGCGGTCAACAAGACGACCATCCGCACCGATGAGGGCGATGTGAACTACGGGGGTGTGATCAGCAATCAAACGACACAACCGACCATTGATCTTGGGTTCACTACCGACACGCCACAAAATTGGTTGGAAGTATCTTTCAACTACGATGTGGAATTGGAGGTCAACACCAATGTCAATCAATTAAAGATTTACTACGTCCTTGATTTGGACATCACCAGCGACGACGGAACGACAACATATTACCTAAAGCGTGACCACAACGGCATCAACCCAAACAACGCCGTGTGGACGACCACACAAGCGGGAAGTGGGTATCAAGTATTGATTGGGC